TTCCACTCATTAACGCCGAGCGAGGGCGAGGGGGGCATTATAACATATACCTTACAGTTGTTCCCTGAATCTCGCTTGGAGTAACTGCCAATCAGCCATTTGAAGGACTTGATCGTATGTAATGATGCGTCCCGAAAGTTGTTGAAGCTGGTCCGTTGGTGCTTCGTGCATCTCTGCTATAGTCTCCTCACGGAGCTGGTGGATCACGTTAATGAACCGACCGAATGAATCGTACTGCTGTAGAGCTTTTAAGTCGTCTTGTATCGTCATAAATTATTTAGCTGCTGACCGCATCAGATTCTCTGTTCTTGGACCACGGGTCTTGACCTGCTTATACCACTTGGAATCAACCATTTCATCGGCAGCTAGGTTGTAGTCATTTTGCATTAGTGCTGACTTCATCTTCTCGAACTTATTTAATTTTGTGAGTCCTAGATTGAACGCCATATCTACAATAGCTTTCTTGACTGGCTCAGGACGCTTTGCGAAATTTGGATCGAACTTCTGGGCATCATTGAAGGCTTGGGTCAAGCTGTGGTTGTAGAGACGGATAATGTCGTTACGCTCCAGCTTCTTTCCACCAAGAACTTCATTTAGATTAAGCCCGATGTCAGACAGAACCTTCTGATTGCTCTTGTCCTCAAGGTTGAATCCAATACCGATGGTGCGATTCCCTGTAGTGTCGGTATATACTTGCTCCTTTAGCCCCTCGTTCTCAATGAACATATTGCGGTAATCAGTAGCTCGCATATCATCGGCACGGCGTTTAGCTTGTTGTGAGGGCGTAAGGTTATCTGCCATAGTAAATAATGGTAATAGTATTATAAAGGGGAGTGCGATGCACTTATAAGTTCTGAGTCTCAATCTCACCCATCTGTGCTGGTGCTGTACCTACACGGCCAATCTCAGCATTCTGTGCTTGCTGCATTTGGAAGGTGTACTGACCAGCGTACTTCTGTAGACGTTCAGCAAAGGCTGGATCAGTCTGCAAACGCTGTGCAATATCTGGCTGGGAGGAGTACTGCTGAATTACTTGGATAGCAATTTGTGCCCCTGACGGGCGAGCAGGCATCTCAATCCCTGAATATATTTTAGCGAGATCGTCTGTAACGTTCTTAACCATTTCTTGCTGGGCTGTCTCCACTGGCTGGAGTACCGCATCAGCCATGACTGGATCAATCTCAGCAGCGGCAATATCGAGCAGATTATCCACATTAAGACGATTATTCGCATTAAGCTGATTAAGCTGTACGAACTGTTGGAGCTTGCTCTTGACCGTCTCTGGGTCAGTGTTCTGGACATCGAAGTTAATAAGGATGTCAAAATTTTCATCAGGGTTCCCCTTGTTGAATTGAATCGGATCAGGTGTACCCGTTACACGGAAGAATACCTCATCAGGACCGAAGCGTTGGAAGCAACGGTAAGCCATACGTAAAACTTCTGCTGTGTGGCTCAAGAACTTGTCCACTAAGAACTGCTGGCGAATCTGGCTAATAGCTGAACCCTCGTCCAAGCCAACCAGTCGGTCAGCCTGTGTCTGCTGTGTCTGCTCCATCTCAAGAGATCCTTGGTTGTAAGCAGGTGTAGGGGCGAAGTCCAAGTCACCTTTACGGCGATAAGGAATCATACGCCCTGGTCCCCAATCGCTGGGAGCTTGTCCCACGGGGTGCAGAATTGGCGGTAATGTCGCTAGGCTATTTCTGTCGATTCTTGAATCCCGCTCAACCTTGACCTGGTTCTGGATACCCCGCAGGACGGAAGGAATAGTATTGGTATCATAGAGACGCTTGCTATCCTCGGATAGTTTCGTTACTACAACAGGGTAGTCCTCGTAACCATTCAGTAGTTCAAACTTAGCGTAACCTAAAGTAGTCGGGTCCCCATCGAACTGCCGATGGAATACAGTGCAGTAAATGCCCTCTGAGCCGTCTTCTTGGTCAATGAGGCGTTGGTATCCATAAGTGATTTCAATAAGCTCCTCAGCCTCGTAAGCGTTATCTGTTAGGCTAATAGAACGGCGACCTTCTTGCTCACGCTCAATGCTATCAACGTTTACACCACGGTAGTGTTCAATAACGTAATCAACGAAGTCCTCGTCCCATCCTTCGGTGACTACTTTGTTCTCTAGTTCCTGTGCTGTGTAGTAAGTACGCCAGAAGCAGTAAGGGGCACGTTGCGGATCAGTGACATATGGTGGGAAGAAGAAGTCCCCATCAGGTGCAAGCGTCTTTACTTCGGGTGCATTGATCTGTCTACGGACAACAGGTAACTCAGTCTCCCCATCCTTGCGGAGTTCCTTGAGTGCCTTTTTGGCACGTTTAGGTGAAGTACCCTCAAATGTTGCTTGGAGCAAGGCAACGAGATCATCGTCGTTAGTCCCTTCCTGGATAGCTAGTGCTACCTCTGGGCTAATTTGTGCAATCTGATTGATGTCTAACTTCTGCAAGAATCTACGATCCTCACGATGCCAGCCTACATATGTAATCAGTATGCCTCGCTCAAGCAAATAATTAGCTCCGAGTTCCATCTCACGATAGAAACGGGGGATGTACCCACTGGATACCATCCACTTTAAAAATCCAGATACAAGCTTGCTCCGTGCTACATCCGAGCTTTCCACAGGGAAGGCACGAACGTTTGCCCGTTTAAGGGCTGACATAAATAAGGAGACAAGTCTTGTTATACGCTCGTCAATGACGTGGCATTCAATATCCGAAGCACCCTCCCAAGGAAAGGCATCGGCTCCGTGCTTACGGTGGTCACGGCTCTTTCCTGGCCACCAGTTACGCCTGTCATCGTAAGATGTACGGCATAGGTCAAAATACGCTTCCAGTTCCGTGACGGTCTGGTCATAAGCATATCGAAGTGTTTTGATGTCTGGCTCGTCCTGGAGATAAGTCAAGGACTCAGAAATTGACTCATTGTTCATTTAGTCGTGCTTGTATTGAATGTAGTAGCCGAATAGTATGGCTCGATGATACGCCTATTGTATCACATAGTTCCTCATTTGTCATTGGTATCCTAGTCTCATGCATTACGGTACGGCGAAGGATTTCCCAAGCCAGCAATCTATCGGACTGCTCCCTGCACCATCCTCGGTTACTTGTGCATTCTTTGTTGGACATATCTGTATGTTACTCCTGAGTTATCTTCGATGGCTTCAAATGTGATTTCCTTGCCAACCATATTACCGCTTAGACGCTTAGGTATCATCACTGGAACCTTTTTCTTTATTTCCTTGTTATAAACATATACGTACCGTGGGTTCGGTGCTTCATGCTTTACTATTCCCTTGTAATGAACTGGGGTGATCTCGTCTATCATTAAGGAGTAATCAAGAATCTCTTGTCCCTCCTCGTTGATCCAAGTCACCTTACCTTTTCCAGTAACGGATTCCTTCGGTAGTTTTTCTTGGACTATCTTTAGTGCCTCCTCAAAGGGGACATCGTATTTTTTTGCTAGTTGTGTTAATCTAATCTTTGGCATTAGTACCCTCCTTCGTTTCGTTTAGTTGTATACATATCATTTGATGCGAAGTAATCAGGGCCGTAGCCACCGTTCGACATCCGTAAATATCTCAGCACGTCAAAGAAGTCCTTGAGTGCTTCATCGGATTTACCCGCTGAATTGTAGTTAATAACTGACTCAATCAAGTTCCCGCAGTCCTCGTGTATGTAGCAGCGAGGGCGGTTCGCTTCGTCGATGTCATAGTTCGGATTATAGAAGAACCACTCGTCAAGTGCGGTAGCACCGATCTGTTCTGTTTGTCCGTCCGAGGCTATGAAAGAAAGTCCGTAGTCATAGAACTTTGTGAATAGGTCCACATTGTTCTCGTTCTCCTTAGCAAAGAAACGTGAGTCCCCGATTCTTTCGGTTACATCAATGCCTAGCTCTTTTTCTATTTCCCTGAAAAGTTCGCAGTACATCTCAACATCGTAACCAATCTTCTTTGATGCTGGGCCGTATCGCCACTTAGGATCACCGAACAGTGCCCATTCTCCGTGGTTTGCTCTATCGGGCCACTCCTTGCGGATAAAGACTTCCTCGTTCTCGCTTACGCCTGCCCAGATGCTTACATAGTTACGTGCGAAGGCTGGGTCAACGACCTGATACCAAGTAAGGTCCTTACCGTCAGGGAACGTCATACCGTGTTTGTTCTCCTTTGCTGAGAGGACATTGACCTCTGGGCTGAAGTTCGGGAGGAGTGAAGTCATTGACTTCGTTGGCAATCCGTAAGCACGAACCATAATCGTGTCCTCGGATGAGTTCTTGAGATCCTTGGCTATACGTTCGTAACCACCGAATGG